TTAACTGGGGTACTATTGCCGATCCTTTTTTGACTGGTTTGTCTGTTGATTTATCTGAGGCTACGGCTGCTACTATCAATCAATTACGTCAAGCGTTTCAGATTCAGAAACTTTATGAACGTGATGCCCGTGGTGGTACTCGTTATATTGAGATTTTAAAGTCTCATTTTGGTGTTACTTCCCCTGATGCTCGTTTACAACGTCCCGAATATCTCGGAGGCGGTTCCTCGCCTATAATGGTAAATCCCGTGGCCCAGACGAGTTCTACTGATGGTACTTCTCCTCAAGCTAACCTTGCAGCTTATGGTACTTCTACTCTTATTAACCATGGTTTTCACAAATCCTTTGTTGAGCATTGTATTATTATTGGCATGGTTTCCGTTCGTGCGGATTTGAACTATCAGCAAGGTTTAAATCGTATGTGGTCTCGTCGTACTCGCTGGGATTTTTATTGGCCTGCTTTATCCCATATTGGTGAACAAACTATTCTTAACAAGGAGATTTATCTTGACGGAACTTCGACTGATGATCAGGTATTCGGTTATCAAGAGCGCTACGCTGAATATCGTTACAAGCCTTCTATGATTACTGGCGAATTCCGTTCTACCTATCCTCAGTCTCTTGATGTTTGGCATTTGGCTCAGGATTTTGCTTCTCTTCCTCATATTAATGGTGATTTTATTCAGGAAAATCCACCTATTGAACGTGTCGTTGCGGTCACTTCTGAACCGCAGTTTTTGCTTGACACGTTTTTTAGTTATCACTGTGCGCGTCCGCTTCCTGTCTATGGTACTCCTGAGTTGATCGATCACTTTTGAGGTTTCTATGTATGCTCCTCCCGTCAGTCCGGCCGATGCTTTTAATGTCTCTCTCAGTTTCCGGCCGTTTGCTCGGAATACTGTTTTGGCGTATGAGCTTGTTTTGCGTCGGTCTGACGGTCTTCGTTGTTATGACAAGTGCATTGGGTTTTTTAATGCAACAGATGCTAAGGATGTGGCCTTAGCTTGTCCTGCTATCACTTTTGAGGACGCTCGTTAATGGTTATTGAAACCGCTCTCGCTGTTGTTCTTGTCTCTGGTGCCGCCACTCTTGGCTCTACTGCTATGACTAATGCCGCTAATAAGGATGCGGCTAAGGACTCAAATGCTCTTTCTTTATACATGTCTAATACTGCTCATCAGCGGGAGGTTGCAGACCTCCGCGCTGCCGGTATAAACCCCATTCTTGCCGCAAAATTCGGGGGGTCTAGCACACCCCCCGGTGCATCTATTGCTGCTCAAGATATTGTTACCCCTGCGTTAAATAGCGCTAAGGATACGTATCGTGTAAGTCAAGAAGTCGAGAATCTTAAAAAAACGATTCAACTTCAGGACGCCAATATTACTAATGTTCGGGCTGATACTGATGTGAAGAAGCAATCTGCTGCTAATCTTAAGGAGCAGTCTTCTAATATTCGTGCTGATACTGATTTAAAGAATGCTAACGTTACACTTGCTGTACTAGGCCGTGCTCTTCGTCAGGCTCAAACAAAGCAGACTACACATTCTGCCCGTAAAATTCTCGCTGATTCTAAGCTTTCTGAAGCTCGTGTTCCTGGTGCTAACATTGAGCGCGATATAGATCGCTCTGTCCTTGGTAAAACCACCCGTATTTTTAACCGTGTTGGCACTTCTGCCAAACACCTTATTTCCATTTTCCGTTAGGAGTATTTTTTATGAAAAATGTATCTGTCACTACTAAAATCCGTTCTGGTTTTTTTCGTAAACGTCAATCTTTGATTTTTTCTGAACCATCTTTAACACATCAAGCATTCAAACAAGAATGCGATATTAATCACATTTTAGCTAAATACCGTAAATCCGGTATTATTAATCACGTTAATAAGTTTCAAGGTAACTACACTAATCTTCCTAATGTTTCTGACTATCATGAAGCTATGAATGCTACTATTGCAGCTGAGGAAGCGTTTCAGACGCTACCCGCTGCCATTCGTGATCGTTTTACTAACGATCCTGCCCTTTTCCTTGAGTTTGCTCATAACCCTCAAAATCTTCCTGAGATGGAAAAAATGGGCTTAACTTCTCCTTCGTACGCTGAGCGTACTAAACCCGTTTCTAATCCCGTTTCTAACCCCTCTACGTCTATTCCTTCCCAACCTATAACCCCTAATTCTTAATCTCTTTTTGTTATTCTTCTTGGGCCCCATTTGGGGCCCTTGGACAATTCTCTACTTGATGTAATTGTCCGGACTGACACCAAGTCAGTCCTTGAACTAAAAACGCGCAGCGGTCTTCTGTTTTAGTTCTCCCATTAATCTCTCCCCCCTAGGGGGGATTAATTCTCTCTCTACACGTTTTTCGTAGTTGTCAAGTTTTTTTTTAGCTCTGTAAAAAAATGCTTTACAACGTAGAAATTACGTGTTAATTTTGCTCCCAGCTTACTAAGGGAGGTGAAATATAATGAAACGACACAAAATGTCTCGAACTGGTTCTAGAAAGCACTTTTCTAAAAATGCGTCTAAAACCCACGTTCGTAACGTAGCAGACGCGCCAATGCGCGGCGGTATTCGTTTGTAGGGCGTGAGTGGTTAGCCACACGCCCTTTAGCATCATATCACTCGGTTAGGAGTTGTCAATATGCCCTGCTTTCGTCCTATTTCCGGCTTTCGATCTCGTTCAAAGAACGATAAATCTGGTAAGTATCCCCTCGTCTTTTCCAAGAATCGAGGCTATTCTGATCTCGAGGTTCGCGTTAATTGCGGCCGCTGTATCGGTTGTAGATTGGAACATTCTCGCCAATGGGCCGTTCGTTGTATGCACGAAGCGCAGCTTCACAACGATAATTGCTTTATTACTCTCACTTATGATGGTGATAATCTTCCTTCTGACGGTTCGTTAAACGTTCGTCATTTTCAGCTGTTTATGAAACGGCTTCGCAAGCATTTTTCTGACAAAATTGTTAGATTTTATCATTGCGGCGAATACGGCGATACTTTCCGCCGTCCTCATTACCATGCTTGTCTTTTCGGTATCGATTTTTCTGACAAGACCCTTTTTAAATCCGGTGAGTATAACCTTTATGTTTCAGATACCCTTACAGACCTTTGGGGTCTTGGATTCTGTACAATTGGTGAACTCACTTTTGATTCTGCCGCTTATGTTGCCCGTTATGTCGTTAAGAAGTTTAAATCTTCTTCTGATGAGGCTAAGCGTCATCACTATAGCGTTGTTGATAAAACAACCGGCGAGATTAATTTTCTTAAACCTGAGTATGTGACTATGTCTCGACGTCCTGGTATTGCTGCTGATTTTGTTCGCAAGTATCAATCTGATATTTATGCTTATGATTCTGTTATCGCCAATGGCGTTAGGATGCGTCCACCTCGTTTTTATGACACTTTATTTGAGCAACAGTTCCCCGATGCGTTCACGTTGATTAAATCGGCTCGTTTAAATCCTGATGATAAGACTAAACGCCGTCGTTCGTTTGAGAATTCGTCTGATCGTCTTGCTGTTCGTGAGGAATGTTCCGAACGCCGTGCTTCTTTATTATCCCGTTCTACCGATTTTCAACTTTAAGGAGTTTTTTTATGACTTATGAAATATGTACTGTTTTTGATTCCAAAACTCGTGCTTATCTTACACCGTTTTTTACACCTACCCTTGATTCCGCCAAACGTTCTTTTTTTTCTGTATTTTCTGATTCATCTCACGATTTTGCTAAGTTTCCCGAGGATTATTACCTTTTTCATATCGGCACTTATGATCCTGCTACTGCTATCGTTACTCCTGTTTCACCTGTTTCTATAAAGTCCGGAGTTGAATGTGCTTCTTTGCAACACGCTTATTCTGTTTCTGAGTTTGCCCAGCCTGGCCAAACCACTCTCGTCTAGGAGTATATATTTATGAAATCTGTTATGAAGCATAATTTCTCGCAAGTTCCAAAGGCTGATATTCAGCGTTCTTCATTTGATCGTTCTCATGGTTACAAAACTACTTTTGACTCGGGCTATCTTGTTCCTGTATTTGTCGATGAGGCACTTCCTGGTGACACGTTTTCTCTTGCTATGACTTCATTTTCTCGTCTTGCTACTCCACTCCATCCTTTTATGGATAATCTTTTCCTTGATTCTTTTTTCTTTGCTGTTCCTATCCGTCTTATTTGGGATAATTGGGAAAAGTTTAATGGTTACCAAGTTGATCCTGGTGACTCGACCGATTATTTGATTCCACAAATGGTCTCTCCTGCTTCTACTGGTTATGCTAACCAGTCTCTTTCTGACTATCTTGGTCTTCCTACTGGCGTCCCTTTGATTACTCACTCTTCTCTCTGGCATCGTGCTTATAATCTTGTTTGGAACGAGTGGTTTCGTGATCAGAATTTACAGGATTCTATTATTGTAGACACTGATGATGGTCCAGATTCTCCTGCTGATTATGTTTTGAAAAAACGCGGTAAACGTCATGATTATTTTACATCTTGTCTTCCTTGGCCTCAAAAAGGCCCTGCTGTTGATTTGCCTTTAGGTACTTCTGCTCCTGTTGTTACTTCTAATACTAACGTTTTAGTTAAGCAGCCTGATGGTTCTGATCGTAATTTGTACCTCGATGTTGAGTCCCCAGGTGGCACAACTCTTCGTTATGTTAAGTTTACTGGAACGGAAGTTAATGATGTCGCCTTGCAATTTGGATCTAATACAGGTCTACAGACAGATCTTTCTGATGCTACTGCTGCGACTATTAATCAACTGCGTCAAGCGTTTCAGCTCCAAAAACTTTATGAGCGTGACGCTCGTGGTGGTACTCGTTATACCGAGGTTATTCGTGCTCATTTTGGCGTGACTTCTCCAGATGCTCGTCTCCAACGTCCTGAATATTTAGGCGGCGGTTCAACCCCTATTTCCGTTATTCCTGTACCCCAAACTTCATCAACTGATGCCGCGGTGACTCCGCAAGGAAATCTCGCTGCTTATGCAACCAACACGGTTAATGGTCATGGTTTCCGAAAATCGTTTACCGAACATTGTGTTATTATTGGTCTTGTTTCTGTTCGTGCCGATCTTAATTATCAGCAGGGTCTTAATCGCATGTTTTCTCGCCGTACTCGTGAGGACTTTTATTGGCCTGCACTTTCTCATATCGGTGAGCAGGCAGTCCTTAACAAGGAAATAATGTCTCAGGGTACCTCTGCTGATGACGATGTTTTTGGTTACCAAGAACGCTACGCTGAGTATCGTTATAAACCCTCTCAAATAACTGGTAAATTTCGCTCAAATGATGCTCAGTCTCTTGATACATGGCACCTTGCTCAGGATTTTGCAAC